GAAGAAGTGATTGCGAGAGTATCAGAAGAAAAAGAAAATTTAATAACTCTTGAAAAACCGATGATATTGCAGATGATGGCACCTAACACGACAGGACAGGTAGGGTTTGCAATAGTGCCTTGGTTGATGGGAGGAAAGGGCGAAAAAATAATAATTTCAGAAGAACACATCTTGACAGTAGATGAAGTAAACTCAGAAATTGAAAAAAATTATCTTGCAAATATTACTGGTCTTACACTCTAATGTATAAGCCCCTTCCAGATTACATAACGATAAAAGAATCTTCTATAAATGGATTTGGACTTTTTGCAACAGAGAAAATTAATGCTCACAAATTAATTGGGATTACGCACCATCCCCGAAAAGAAAGTGAAGATGGATACATTCGCACTCCTTTGGGTGGATTTGGAAATCATTCTGATGACCCCAATTGTTCTAAAATATTAATGGAAGATGGTTCGTGGTGGATTTCTGCGAATCAAGATATTATGGCCGGTGAAGAGATATGCTGGACATATACATTATATGAAATAAAATGATTTTTTTTCATTTTTAACTTGACAAAATTGAAAGAACTTGTTATAATTATTATAATATAGTGTAAAAGCGTTTTATACTATATAAAGTGTAGGCACTTCTCATAGTGTCTCAAACGGTAATTCCAAACGGATGGAGTTGCTTTATTTTAAAATCTCAAACGGAGAGATAAGATGACCAACAAGATATTGGTAGCCTCAGATGGTGATAAGGATAAGATCGATCACCCCTCAATCAAAACAGCAGTAAGTAATCTTAGTGTATTCAACGAACAATATACACCAGAAATACTTAATAAAATTGAAAATTTCAGAGATGATTCTGACAATTCTCGTCTTCCTACGTTAGAAGAGATTATTGAAAAGAGTTATCATCCTGAGAATCCTCCAGCACCAACTGAACCATTTGAATGTCGAGTAAAAGACATTCATATTTTTAGTTCAGAAAAATCGAAGTATGATCCTGTTACTGAATCGAATGGTTATGATAGACCATTTGAACAATCCAAAGCGAAACCCGACAAGATAAAATTTCATGTTGATATGCTAAGAAAACCCGATGCATATGGCAAACCTAATAAGGGGTTTGTTGGAGGTGATTGTAACACTTTGTCTGCAAGAATTCGTGTTAGTAAAAAAGGTGACACGTATGAATTTACCTTAATGAAAACAGCAGGAAATGGAAGATTTGTAAAGTTAAAGATTGCCAATAATGGTGGCCCCATTGAACTTCCATTTAAAATTTATTTTCATTCAATAGATGAAGATGTAAAAATAATGAATGCGGTAGAAGCAGCACAACATCATACAGATGCTCAAGAAAGAATGGCTCAAAATGAGGATCAGAAATTTGCATCTGCTGTCGTTGCTAAACTTCCAGAGGCAATATATTGTCGTGATTTTTTAATTGAATGTGAATTGGATTACAAGGATCATATGAATGCTAAACGAGAAGACGAAAAGAAACCTCTTTGGCCATCAGTCACTTCTATTAGTGCGATTAATTTAGGAGAAGGGAAAGGATTGTTCAGCACCAAGAAAAAAGATTCGCCAGGAAGATACTATGCTGAGTTAGGTTTTCGGACAGCAAGAAAGATCGCAGAAGAGATCACTAAAGAACCAGAGATACCTACTACTGCAGCATTTCTTTTATCATCAATGTATCATTCTTATTGTCAACTTCATCCCCCTAATACGGCAAAAGATTCTACCAAAACTCCAGAATTTTCAAAAGAAATGATGGAAGAGTTTTTATGTGAATATTGTGAGATGAAAGTACAAAATGCAAAAGACAGGAATGAGAAGAAAGAAAAACATTTCAGTAACTTTACGAAGAAGAAAGGCAAAGAAGAAAAATTTTCTCTAAAGAATCTTTCTCTTTCTACTGGTATTAAGAGTTTAGAATACATTGCTTGTTTGCACTTTTGGGAAGATACAGGAGATGGCCCACTTATTAAAGTTTGGTGGATGAATAAAAATAACAAAGATCAAGGATTTTCTGTTCTATCTCAAGGTACACAAAATTTTCTTAGAAAAGTTTCAGATGAAACACTTAGAAATGATATGAAAAGGAGAATGACATGAGTATTACAATATCTGAATTGGCAAAAATGAATGAACCAGATAGGCATGGTTTATTCCCAAAGAAAAATATGGCAAAATGTGCTTGGTATGCTCTGAGAGGATGTTTGCCGTTATGGACACCAGAAGTTGCAAGCGCAGTTCCACGTGGCCCATTATATGAGATAAAATATTTTTTGTCTCGATTGCCATATACAACTAAACTTGTAAATATGCATTGGAGTCAAGCTGTAATAGAAAATTATGGTTATGTGAATAAAAAGATTAAAGACTTGGTTACTCAAGATCATTATATTGGATCATATACTGTAGGTGAATGTGCATTAGATAATCCAGATATTTATTTGGCAGATGGTACTTTAGACACATTTACTGAAGAATTATATCCATATACATTTCTTGCAAATTTTGTAACACAAGAAGAAAATATTGGTCTTCGTGATTTGAAAGGGAAATGTCTTACTGATGATAAGTATGAATTTCTCAATATAAAGTTATATGATGAATATGGAAATGAAAGTGAAAATCCAAAAATGCCAATGGATTTCACTGTGTGGGAAGCTTCAAAATATTCTGGAACTCTAGTTTCTGATCTCTCAGAATTCACGTGCTAAATAGTTAAAAGGAAAGGGACAAAAGTTGTCCCTTTTAACTTGACTTTTAACCTTTAATTTAGTATAATGGTGTTATGAGATATAAAAGATACACTTTGGCAGACTTGGAAAAGTTTGCATCCCAAAAAAAATTCAATGTAGTCTCCTTCTTTGCAGGAGGAGGCGGTTCGTCTTGCGGTTACAAACTTGCAGGGGGCGATGTACTTTGTGTAAATGAGTTTCAACAAATTCATGCTGATACCTATTCTGCAAACTTTCCCAATACACCAGTTATAGTAGATGACATTAAAAATGTTACAGCAAAAACAATTCGGGAAAAAATAGGAGATGTTGAGATTGATATTCTTGACGGCTCTCCACCTTGTCCACCCTTTTCTATGTCTGGAACTAAACAAAAAGGTTGGGGTAAAGAAAAGATAGCATATGGTTTTAAACAAGAAAGAATCGAAGATTTAACTTTTGAACAAGTTCGTTTGGTAGGAGAATTGCAGCCCAAAGTTGTGGTTTGTGAAAATGTCAAGGGTTTGACTATGGACTATGCTCGTGAATATCTGAATATGATGATTTCTGAGTTTGAGAAGGTAGGATATATTACAGATTTTCAAGTTTTGAATGGATGGGAATATGGTGTTCCACAAAAACGACAACGAGTTTTTATTGTAAGTGTTCGTAATGATGTTGCAGATAAAATTGGAATCAATTTTTTGAATTTCAAAAGTATGATATATCCTGCACCAGAGAATGAAAACAAAGCAGTCATAGAAGATGCAATTCGTGACATTCAAGATGATCCAAGAAATATTGCAGAGGCCAAAGAACTCTGTGATGCAATGAAAAAAAGTGCTAAATATAAGTGGATGAAGAGAATGCCAAAAGATTCAAATAGAGTTGTTTCGGTTGGTGATGATGTAGTTGGGCCATGGTATGATAAATGGATTGAACATCGTAGGATTAGAGATAAAGTTCTTCCAGAGAGAAAGAATTCATTTTTTCAATCTCGCAGAGTGCCTTGGAATCAAGCATCACATACTCTTTCGGAACAAGGATTGAAAACCAGTTTAGCAGTTCATCTACATCCAGAAGAAGATCGTGTTTATACGACATATGAAGCTGCAAGATTAATGACTTTACCCGATGATTATATTCAAACTGGGAATTTGAATGATCGTCTTGCAAGAATCGGATTAATGGTTGCTCCGATGTGTATGAAACATCTTGCAGATACAATTAACGAAAATATATTGGAGGAATATGCTAAAAGTTAAATTAGAAAAAGACTATGGATTTGATGAGACTAACAAAAAATATAAAGGGTATTTTCCAACCGAAGATTCATGGGAAACACTTTATAAGGTAACAGAAGATGTGGGAGTATTTAAGCCAGGAGGAACTTTATCGGGAGATGGTGAACCTCTTGCTTATGTTGTTTGTGATGCATATCCAGACAATCAAGTACGAGAATGTTTGACAACTATTACAGACACAAGTACAATGAGAGCAAATTGTTCTGGGCCGATACTTGAAGAAGAAATGAAAGCAAAAGGAATTACTGAATATAAACTTAGGAATCCTTTTGCTTATCATGTGAAAACAAAATCTGGTAAATGGGGAATGATTGCGTATGGAAATGAAATTCATTCTATAATGGCCGGATGGAAACGTGGAAGATTTACTGGTGATATAGGATTATCTGGTTGGGCGAAAGAAAATCCAGATAGATTTGAAATACTGAAAACTATTTGTAAAACAAATGAAAAAGCATTTATGAAAGCAGATCCGAAACGATGTATTGCCCAAAAAACATTCTGCGAAACTTATATTAAAGATGATCATCGGATGGGAATGTGTACTACACTTTCACCTAATCGGTATAGTGAAAAAGGTATCGGAACACAACAAGGAATGGCGTTTCATATTGATGCTGGAGACAATGATCAAGGAATGACTACAATGGCCCATTTTAGGGATGGAGATTATACAGGTGGGTATCTGGTTTTTCCTAGATATAAACTTGCAGTAGAATTTCCAGACAATTGTGTAATCATTGGAGATAGTTTACAGTTGCATGGAGTTTCACCAGTTTATGGAGAAGGAACAAGATATTCCTGTATCGCATACTGTGATCGAAGATTGGCCACAGAAGGTGAATTAGGAAAGTCAATTAAAAAGATTGGGAGATTTTCTGATAGTGGAACTCTAAGTGATTTTTTATGAAAATTTTATTACCATTTTATAGTCTTGATAATCAATCTATAAAAACTGATATTCATGGTAGCGGAGTCACAAAGTTTTGTCAACAGATATATCAAACATTTGATGATGTTGAAGTATTACAATTTGATAAAGAAGAAATAGGCAATTATAAAAAAATTACAAAAGAGATAAAAGAAAAGGCAATAGGTGCTGATATAATTATTTCAAATTTTGATCAAGCATCATTTTGTGGAGCCCATATTGTTGATTCTAATATTCCTATTTTGATGATGAGTCATTCAAATACAGGAGTTCTTTCTATTTTAACTAAATTTCAAAAGTTGATAGAATATGGTCATAGTATTTTTTTAGTTAGTCCGTATCAGAAAAATCATTTTGATAAAATGGCAAAAAGGGTGAATAAAGATACTATAGAATTTTCTGGTTTCATACCTTCTTCTTGTTGTAGTGGAGAAGTACCAAAATTGATAGAGTCTGAATATGAAGTTGGAACTATTGGAAGATGTGATCCTAGATATAAAAAACCATTTCTATTGAAAGAAATGTTGCAAGATACTGGAATAAGAAATCTAGTTATAGCAAATATTGAAGATGATAAGTCCACATATTATCTGAAAAATAAAAATCAGCCAGATACAATGTGGGATCTTCCTTATGATGAAGTGATGGAAAATCTTGCAAAGTTTAAAACTTATTTTTCAACTTATTGGGATGAGGCATGCAACATAACTGCATTGGAAGCATTGAGTCATGGTGTGCCACTTATTTGTAATGCAAAAAATAATTATCATGCATCAAATTTCTTTCCTATGAAAGATTCACATTATAAAAATATAAGTTTGAATTCTAAAGAAGAGCTCATAAATGCAATAAATTCTTTCGATGGAATTGATAGAAAAGAAATACAAGATATGACATGGGAAAAACATTCTCATAAAAATTGGAAAGATACTTTTGCAAATGCAATAGATATGACCATTGAGAAATTTAAAAATGATAGAAATAGTAATTCCTACATTAAATAGATTAGATAAACAAATTACGTTATCTAATATACCAGATACATATAGGATGTCTACTACTCTTGTAGTTCAGCCACATGAAGCAGAACAGGCGAAGAAAGTACATTCAAATATTTTTGTGTTGACTGATGACAATATTGGAATGTCCAACACTATAAAGGAAATAACTTATGAGTGGTCAATTAATCGTGGGTCTAAATTTTGGATAATGGATGATGATCTTACTTTTATGTACAATGATTTGGAAAATGAAAAATGGAAGAAACACAAATTAGAATCTAAAGAGTTTTCTCTAATGATAGGAGAAACAGAAGAATGGATTGCTGATGGGGTTTTGCATGGTGGCATTGGTACAACATGGGAACCGCCATCTCCTGCAAAATATCCATACAATACAAATTGTAGAATTATGACTAACAAATTTTATAATGGTTTGGTTCTCGCAGAACATTGGAATGATATAGATTGGACAGGATGTTGTGGTGCGGAAGATTTTTATGTAAATTTGCAATTATTAACAAAAGGATTTGAGAACAGAGTTTGGTTCAAATACGTAGTTTCTCCGGCAGACACTAATGCTCCTGGCGGATGTTCGACATATAGAGATATAGAATATCATAATACTGCAATGAAAAATTTGAAAAATAAATATAACGACTACGTTTTATTAAGAGAAAAAGTACAACAAACTGGCCCATGGAAGGGTCGGGTAAAACTTGCAGCAACAATATCTTGGAAAAAAGCATATGAATCATCCAAATTATCGACATTGTTCGATTTTATGTAATTCGGCGTGTAGCTCAGTCTGGTAGAGCGCTGCTTTTGGGAAGCAGAGGTTCGCAAGTTCGAGTCTTGCTACGCCGACCAAAATTAGATTTGTTGGGTAAATGACATTAAAGCCAGGTCGGAGGGACGGACTCCCATACCTGAATGCGAATAAATGCTCTACCTAGATGAAGTTAAGAGGTCTATCAATAAGACCCCAATGTA